TTTCTCTTTGGTCCTCTTGAGCTGCTTGAAGCTCAGAAACTAGAGAAGCATCTACTGTAGCATCTCTTAATACTGGAGGGCCGTATGAAAGACCAGTAGCAAGAACTCCCATTAACCAACCCTAAAGACTGACAACTGTCCGTAATGCATCTGGAAATTCTCTGATCCAGCATTATCATGCTTTACTTGTGCTGTTACATCTGTATAAGTGGTATGTCCAGTGGTATCAATTATTCCAGAGGCAGATGCAGTATTTTCCAAGGTAGCAGTTGATCTATATACAGCCGCATCAAACCCCGGAAATGTAGCAGTTGCACCAGTATTTGAAGTTCCAATTCTGAATGTCCATATCACAGTATCGGTTCCTGTCTGTGCAAAACTAACACCAAAATTAACCATAAAGAACCCTTTATCATATATCCTTATTCTGTCATTAGCAAAATCAGCATCGGTTCCTACAGTTGTTGCAGACACAGTTCCGGTATCGTCTACCGCATCAGCTCCAGTACTCCCTGCATTCCAATCTATTTCTGCGGTCGTAGCTGTTGCTACCGCCTGACTAGCTGGTGTACCAGCCTTGGCGCATATGGTTGCATACCCGCCCATCCCTGACTCTGTAAATTGTCTGACCATCTGAGCAGTAATAGCGCCAGTAGTATTGTTAGCAAAACTGGTGCCAGTCAGAACTGATCTTTCTTTTCTTAACGCTGTTGGTGTTCCCATTATCCGTACTCCACATTAAATGCGCTTCCAAACGCGCTATCTTTATTTAGAAAAAACATAGTCTCTCCATCCTCCAGTGTTCCTGAGACCACAGTAAAATATACATATCCTTCCGCATCTGAATTAGAGAAGGACCCCGATGATGCATCTCCAGTTACATCCTCAATACTAACTTGTAGTATTGAACCTATAGCCCCACTCGATTCGCCTTTTACCAAATCTCCTTTAGAGGGAATTTGCATATCAAATGCAGTGCTGAAGGCGCTGTCAAATACAGAGTCCCTAGCAGTACCAACAGTAAAAGGGATTCTGTAATAAGTAATCTCAGACGGAAGCGTCTGACCGTCAAATCTTTCATATCCATCTATTCTTCTATACCGACCACGAATATCAATCTCAAAATTATCAGCCGCTACTAATTCTCCGGGCTTTAATGCCAACGAAGGATCTACCATATTAACACCGCCTTCGAATGGAAAATAAGTGGATTGCAACCTGCTTGGTTGTATATCTCTTCTTCTTAACTTACTCATTCAGGACGTACCACAAAGTTGAATGCATTTTGAGCAGAAGAAAATCTCCTATTTTTCTGAGTAGGTAATTGATCTGCTTCTAATTTATCTAATAAGTCCTCAAACTCCGCTAAAGAACCAGCCATAATTTCTGGGGCATCTTCATTCTCCGCATAATACATCTTGGCTCTGGCTATAATTATCTTATGGAACCTCGGAGGTATGGCAGAGATGTCGGCGTCTGCGGCTAACACAGTTGGGGTAGCCCAATACTCAGCCTGAACTACTGTGCTAGAACTAGGTGTTGGATAAAAATCCAATGTATTATCTGGATGGTAAGTAAAAACCTCCGGAATATCTTCGTCCACCGTCCCATACTTATAATTTTCCCTGTATTCATTCCACGGCTCATACTCTAAAATCTGATAAGACTCTGAGGTTGGGTCCCAAACTACAGAACCAAGTTTCCAATTACCTAAATCAGAAGGAAACCCACCACCCGGACCAGTATCTGTATTAGTTGACATCAAAGTAGCAATACCTTGACTAGTTGTCATAGTCGCAGTTGACCACAGATAATCCCAATCAAACCACCGGCTCTGTATATCTTGATCTGCTTGTGCAATATAACGCACAACAGCATTCTCTTCTTCAGAAAGAGTGGTAGCAGTAACAGACGATGGCCCTGTTCCGGGGATTCCTACATCCCTAGCCATATCTTGACATAAAACTAAATAAGTGCTCATTTAAGATTTCTCAATATATCCTCTACTACATTTTTTGGGTTTATTTTTGCGGCGCACATTGCACCACCAGTTTCTTTATCTCTATTGCATGTGCTGAATCCATAATGCATTTTATGACAAGGAAAACAGTAATCAGGATAATCCTCCGGTCCTAAAGACGTAGTATTTTTCCAATGCTTAGATAAATTTTCATGTGAAGAGTGAGATAACATAACAGTCTTATGACATTTTAAAGTAGAAGCCGCATTTAACACTCCAGTTTCAGGGCCAACCACCACATCACACACATCCAAAAAAGCAAGCGTATCTCTAACCGACCACTTCCCTGATTTGGTAATAACTCTTTTTTCTTTTTCCCATCCCGCTTCCAATAATGTACAAAGATCATCACCTACAGTTACAAAAGATACATCTTTCCTATCCATTAAAATCCTAGACATTACAGCATCAGTCCAAGGATAAACTTTATGTACAGATGAGCCAGATAGCGTCCAAAGAATTACATACTTTGATTTAATTTTGTTTCGCTTTCTTTTAGCGCGTCTTTTTTCTTCATGAGTAGGATAAAACTTAGGAAGAAACTGATAAGGAAGACCCGCTATATCATGAGTTCTTTCCATGTAATTTACATTACATTTTTTGTGAATCTCTTCCTTTGAAAGGTGAAAATCCGGGGAAGCTGCCGCCATGACTAACTCCCCTCTAATAGTTTCTTCCCTTTGTGGAGATAACAAAAGACTTTTCTCAACCGACTCAGAAAGTTGAACAAACTTATCAAAGCATTTTTCTAGCTTGTTCCAATACGGAGTAAGACAATCATTAGGAACCTGATTAGTCTTCTGTACTAGAAGCTCATCAACATTAGGATCACTCTCTAGTATTACCTTTCCCGGTTCACTAACATTAACGCAGACACGATATCCTTCTTTCTTAAACAAAGGAAACAAAGAGGAGACTTGAATCATGTCCCCCATGCCACCGTATCTTACAACACAGACAGATTTCTCTGCCCTCTTTCCCCCAAAATCATCAAGGGTTAATTCGTCCCATTCCTTGGACGGTAGGTTTGTTATCTTCAACTAAAAGTCAAGGTTCCAAGAGCCAATCATCTCTCCCTCAACATTTGCCATGTTGTTTGAAGCCTTCTGCGCCCTCATGAACTCGTCGGTCCTCTCGTCGGACATATCGTCCATAGTATAGTAGCCACGACCAGCAGCGGTAGAGTGTCCATACGCCTCTGTAGGAGACGTTGGTTTTACCCTTCCAAAAACATAGGCCGAGACTTCATTGATTTTTCCTGCCATAATTCCTCCAAAGGGTTGGGGGAGCCGTAGCCCCCCCATCCTTATTGGTTAGTCAAAAGTAAATTTACCACGCGGTGTGGAAATAGACTTATGAACAACGCCCATTGGCATCTGGTTGGGTCCGTGAGAAGCCAAAGCAAGAGACGCTAAGGTCTCTCCACTTATGTTTTCCAACGAAGACAAGCCATTTGCCGGGATTTTACCGCTTGCGGTGTGCTGCGCTTTGGTTACTTTAGCCATAATTGACCTCCTTAATACCATGCCACAACAACATACGGATAACCAATGCCAGCCTCAGTACCGGAATCCACTCCTACAACTGGAGTACACTCGATCTGAGTATCGGCAGGCAAAGCCTCATCAATAATAGCATCCGTATCGTTTTGGATATTGAATGTATCAGTTGCTGCGGTTCCATCCGTTACATTGAGTTTGCAGTAGGCATCCGCGTCACCTGTCGTTCCAACTTGAAATGACGCTTCAGTGCTATCACAAGCAAACGTCTCAGTGACTTCAATGCCGACATCAACAATGGTTCCCTTTTTACCCGTTGGCCCCTTAAAGGAGAAAACGGTAGGTGTACCATTACCCATGTCTTGTGCAGCGCCTGACTCAATACGAGTCCATTTTTTGTCTGAATAACTCATAATGTCCTCCTATGCTGCGCTGTCCCAAATCACAATACGCGATTGGGCTGCTTGTGTGTGTGTAATACCGAAGCCACCTAGATAGTACCAGGCAATTCCACGATCACGTCCATAGTCACCAGGGATTTTA